AATGACATATGATAGTCGCTCTGGGCTTATTGCAGACAGACGAAACATTTTGTCTATGCTCGAAGAGAGCGGGTTACCGAGAAAATCGAATGGACGAAGCACAGAAGTATCCACACTCGAGGAAGGCAGTAATCTTGGTGTAACAGAAGATGTCGAATATTGCCGAGACCGTTTTTATCGCTCGCTAAATGTTCCGCGCTCTCGTTTCAATCAAGAGCAAAACCCATTTGGTCTTGGACGCATGACCGAGATTACACGCGATGAATATCGGTTCATGAAATTCATTCAGTCATTGCGGAACCGTTTTATTCATGTGGTTGAAGACGTGTTCAGAACTGAATTAGTATTGCGTGGTGTTATCAAGGATAAAGAGTGGAAGCAGTTAAAGAAAGACTTTGTTTGGATTTTTGCTGAAGACAATCAATTTGTTCAGTTGAAGCAGTCAGAGATTCTACAAAACAAACTGAACACTATGCAGCAAGTTGATAGCATGGTTGAGAGATATTTCAGTGTTGAGTGGGCATTGACAAACATCATGCAGTTCACTGATGTAGAAATAAAAGACCTGAAGAAACAACGTGAGCAGGAACAGAAAGATGGAACAATCACAGACGACAACGGGGTCGACGACAACACCAGCGACAACGACAGCAAACCTGAGCAGCCCGACCCTACCGCTGACGAAGACAATAAATAAGCGGAAACAATTAAGAGGATTAAATATGAAAGAAGAATTGTTGGAATCAATGCAAATGGCTGTTGCTATTCAAGCTGGCTATTTGTCTGAAGAAATTACAGATGATAGTGATGTTGATATTGATGACATCATTTCAGTTCAGAGTGCTGTTTTGTCTTGTGGTGGTAAGTTCGAGTATTCAGACGGTGTGTTTGAAACAGAATTCGAACATTGGCAGTCTGTCGAAGATTTCTGTGGTCAGTTAGATACTATCGATTCTGTCGAAACTTACGAGATTATGGCTTTCCACAGAGACACAGATAGCAACGAGCGCGTTGATATTGATGTTGATGATATTGTCGACGACAGCAAATTCTTTTTTGTTGTTATGGTATATCTCACAGCAGAAAGTTCCGTGTTTTATGACGAAACAGAAGAGCTTGATGAAGTGAAACGTCGAATCAAGGTAAATAGTCAAGGCAAGCGTCGTATCAAAATGCAATGTCGTCCAGGCTTTAAGTGGGACGGAAGTGCTTGTGTGAAAATTACTGGTGCAGAATTGGCTGTGAACAGAAAGGCCAAGCGTCAAATGGTAATTAGCAAACGCTCACAAGGAAACGCATTGAAAATTCGAGTTCTTCGCAAAACAAGAAAGGCTAATCGTTTCCGCAAAGCAATGGGTCTTGGAGGCAAATAAATATGTATGTAGATATTAAACAGATTTTTGAGCAAACACTAGCAGAAGCAGGTTTATTGACAGAATCAGAAGCGTTTATGATGTTAGACGAGGCTGTCATTATTACTTCACAAACAGACATTGCAAAATACACAAAGGCTTGTGATACGATTATTTCACACCTTATCAAGCATGCCGGGTCACTTGCTGGCAAACTGCGAACACAACCATTGACAAATCAAGAATTGGAACTTGTCAAAACAATTTTCACAAACACCAGCAATGCACGTTCTCATATTGTATTTGCTAACAAGACGAAAGAAATTATTCACGCGGAAGAAGCTATTGAACAAGCAGTTCAGCTATTGAATAAATCAAATTTCAAGGGGCTGTAAATGAAGTTTCTTGTAGAACAATACGACACAGACCAGTTCACAGTCATTAACGAATCTGATGGCAAGAAAGGTCTTTATATTACAGGCCCTTTTATTCAGATGGATGTTGTGAACGGCAACAGACGAATTTATCCATCTGAATATATTCCTGCTCAAATTGATAAATATATCACAGAGAAGATTAAAACCGATAGAGCTGTCGGAGAACTCAACCACCCAAATCACCCAGAAGTAAACTATGAGCGAGCTTGTATCAAGATTGTTGAATTAACGCGACAAGGCTCTGATTATCACGGTAAAGCAAAGGTTCTCGAATCATTACCGCTTGGTAGTATTGTTGCTGGACTGTTGAGAGAGGGTGTAAAAATTGGTGTTTCATCACGCGCTCTTGGTAGTCTGAAAACAAGACATGATGGCGTGAAAATCGTTCAGCCAGATTACAAGCTAATGACTGCTGCTGATGTTGTTTCAGAACCGTCAGCACCAGACGCACTTGTTACTGCTATCATGGAAAGCAAAGAATGGGTGTTTGAGAACGGAATTCTCAAAGAATCTGAAACTCAGGCCTTTGTTGATAAAATTGCAAAAGGTGGAATTACACCAGATAAACTCAAAATGGTTTTCGAAGAAGTTGTCAAAACTATTTCGTCTGCCAAGCATAAATAAACCATATATGGAGAACAATCTATGACATACAAAGAACAGATTGCTCAGTTGGCAGAGAAACTGGGCGTTGAACAAAATGTTGTTGAAGAAATTGGCGCGATTGTTGAAGGTGCGATTGCATCTGGTATTCAAGAACGCGAACAAGAACTTGTAGAACAAGTCGAAGAAGCAGCACGTGAAGCAGCTCAAATGGTTGCAGAGCATCGTGTTGCAATGGAAGCAGAAGTACGCGCCCAGGCAGAAGAAGTTGCCCGACAATTTGTTGTAGAGAACCGAGAGCGATTTGTCCAAACTGAGCAATATGATAACATGGTTCAATTTGTTGACCAAATCAAAGAGGCATTTGCTGCTGCTGGTATTGGTACAGACAATCTTGACCGCGTCGAGTCTTTGCAAGAAGAAATTCACGAACTGAAAGCACAATTACAAGAAGCACAATCGAGCGCAGAAACTGCACAAGCGTCTACAATGTTGCGCCAAATGATTGACGAGAATGATTTGTCTTTGTATCAGCGCGAACGAGTGTTGAGCTTGATTAAACACACACGACCAGACACTTTGAGCGAGTTTCGTGTTATTGCCGAAAACATCATCGCGGAAGTAAAGAAAGACGAAGATGATGACGATGGCGATAAAGACGACAACAAAGACGAAAAGAAAAATAAACCCAAAAATGTAAGCGAGCGTATGCAAGCATATTTGCAAGTAGCACAGGCTCTATAAATATTATTTGTAAAAATGTTCTAAACAATTTCAAAGGATTCTAAACAATGAACAAAGAACAAAATCAACAATTGATTGAAAAATGGAGCCCATTGCTGGAAAATGAACAGTTGGGCAAAATCACAGACCAACACCGCATGGCTACTACGGCTCAATTATTGGAGAACGTAGAGCGCGAAGTGTTGAACGAAGATGCACAGACAACCACCGCAAACATTGCTGGCTTTGACCCTGTTTTGATTAACATGGTTCGACGCTCGGCGCCTAAAATGATTGCTTATGATATCTGTGGCGTTCAAGCAATGACTCAACCAACTGGCTTGGTATTTGCGATGAAATCGCGCTACACAGACAAAAACGGCGATGAAGCATTGTTTGATACTGTTAAAACTGGTCATTCTGGTGATAAAGCAGTAGACAGCAAAGACAATCCATTTGCAGCAAATTCTCCTGCTACTATTGGTTCTGCACAAGCAACACAAACTGCAGAGACTGATAATAACTGGAACACGATGTCAGCGACCATTGAGAAGGTTCAAGTATCAGCTCAAACTCGTCAATTGCGCGCAGACTACTCAATTGAGTTGGCACAAGACTGGAAAGCTGTTCATGGTATGAACGCAGAAGCCGAATTGGCTAACATCTTGTCAAGCGAAATTTTGATTGAGCAAAACCGAGAAATTGTCCACAAAATCTACAACATCGCCAAAGTAGGCGCACAATTTGGTACTACTCCTGGTACGTTTGACTTGTTGCAAGACAGTGATGGACGCTGGTCAGCAGAACGCTTCAAAGGTTTGTTGTTCGCAATTAACAGAGATGCTAACCGTATTGCGTTAGAAACTCGTCGTGGTAAAGGTAATATCTTGATTACTTCCGCTGACGTAGCAAGCGCATTGCAAATGGCTGGTTTGTTGGACTTTGCCCCTGCAATCGAAGCATTGAGTGGTGCGTTGAGTGTTGATATTACTGGTGCAACATTTGCTGGTACTATGGGTACAATGAAAGTGTATATTGACCCATTCTTGCAACATGATGGTTATGTTGTGGGTTACAAAGGCGCTAACCAATATGACGCTGGTTTGATTTACTGTCCGTATGTTGCATTGCAAGCATACAAAGCAGTAGACCCTAAAACATTCCAGCCTGCTATCGGTTTCAAAACCCGTTATGGTTTGGTAGCAAATCCGTTTACCACAATGAACGCTGGCGATAACATCTACTACCGCAAGGCACAAATTGCTAACTTGTAATAGATGATTAACGATGCCCTGGTAGCTTTAACGGTTATCAGGGCTTTTATTTTGACTTGATGGTTACACAATAACCAGAATAAATAATGTGATAAATGTTTAGGAGAGCAATATGGCATCATCTACTACAAGCAATTATCTGTTCAACAAACAGTTGGGACATATTCTGAAAGGAAGTGAATTTATCCCACCAACGACTCTTTATGTTGGTTTATTCACAACAGTACCACAATTAAACGGTGCTGGTGGAACAGAAGTATCAACATCTGGTACAGCTTATGCGCGTGTACCAATTCAACAGAATACTGGCTGGCAAGGCCCGAGTGGCACCAACCAGGAATATTCTAACACACAAGACCTGACATTTCAAGTCCCTACTGGTAACTGGGGTACTATTCAGGGTTGTGGAATTTTTGATGCGTCTGAAGGCGGAAACTTGATGTGGGTTGGTTATTTGACCACAAGCAAGTCTGTAACCTCTGGTGATGGAGCACCAAAAATTCTTGCCAACGCACTGAAAATTAGTCGAGCTACTTGCTAATCCATTAAATAAACAACACAAAGACGGTGTCTAAATCTTGGCACCATGAAACATATTCACAATGGAGAACAAATAAATGGCACAAGCATTTGGTTCAGGTGCTCCTGGTGTTCAAGTACGCGAAATTGATTTGACGAATAGCGTAGCAGCAGTTGGTACTTCTGCTGCTGCACTTGTTGGCGATTTTGTCTGGGGGCCTGTTGATGAGCGAACCCAGATTAGTACAGACACCGAG